GTGTTTTGTAGAAAAAACTCCCTACAGAAATACAAGAGATTAACTAAGGGAGCGACAAAAGAATGATAAAAGCAAATTTTAAAAGTTACGGCAAATTTTTAGTCGATTTTGTATATCAATGGGATCTAAACCAGGATCTTAATATAAACGGATTAACGGTAACGTCTGCTCCGGTTATTGCTTTCAGTAATAACGTGATGAAAGAGGCGGTTATCGTACAATCACGCTACGAGAATAACGCTATCGTGTGCGAGATACCTAACGCCTTATTGCAGTTTGATCGGGATATCACGGCTCATTTATGCACAATGATAAACGGACAGTATAAAGCCTATGAAAAGCTAATTATCCCGGTCGTTGGTCGCGCAAAACCGGCGAATTATCTTTTTACCGATAACGTGCCTATCATCACGACGGAGTCGGTTATTCAGCAAGTAGAAACCTATTTAACCGAACTTATAGACGCTAATGTAATCAATTATTCTCTCGACGACACCGGAACCGGACTCAATATCGAGGGAGGTTTTCGTAGTGATTTTAATTTGTATAAAACGATACCTAATCAGTTAGCTAACGGTGTGTCGGTAACGAGTAGTTTTTCATGTACGGAATCGACTGATAAATATGAAATAAGCGTGATAGGTAATTTAGAACCTACAGAGCAAAATACTACAGTTTAAATATTAGAAAGGAGATTTTATTATGTTAAAACTTATAAATGTCGGCATTTACAATGGAACAAGTAAAAAAAATATAACACAATTTGTATCAGATATGGTTAATGCTATAAACAATAATTCGTCAGTTTTTACAGCAGATGTGGATTCTACGAATAGCTATAGACTTAATATTGCATCAAATAATATAAACATTACAAATATAGGTGCTCCGGTTGCTACTGGTCCTTTATTAGCACACGATTGTGGGTTAACTATAGCTATAGATGATGATAAAGAGTTTTTAATTATCTTAAATAGAATAATACTTAACACACAAACGGGAGATCCGGAAAAACAATCAGATGGTTTTTTGGGAAACAGTGATTCTGCATATCCGATTGAAACAATGATGTGTGCCACAGGAAAAGATATTAGCGGGAACAACTTTTCTGTGTATGGCGTGGCTAATACAAATTACTATCAAGGACTATCATGTTGGCTCGATATAGGACAGCACGGAACAGACGATTACACATCAGAGGGAGATTTCATTCTTCGACAAGGTGCAATCAGAAATCATATTGTGCCGGAATTGTTTTTCAGCATGACAAGGCTCGGTGCTTGCGGAGATATAATCGAAAAAGACGGGCATCAATACATTTGTATTGCAGGACCGATATTCTATCAGATTGCGTAAAGGGGTGTGAATTATGGCTATATTAGATCACATTAACATTGACCTTGACGGTGACGGAGAAAAAGAAAGATATGAACTTAGAGATGCAAACGCAAGTAATGAAATGGTAAAATTAAAACAGTATTTAATATTATCACTCGCAGAAATAAATGAAAAACTAACTTGGAAATTCTTCGGAGAAACAACCGGAGCGTTATCTATAGATTTTCCGGAAGATTTCAACGAGATTTATGGATTTACACAAATTAAATCACCAACCCTTGGGTCTATGGGTAGTTCGTATTTATATTTTAACAAATCTATGTTAGATCAGTTTGATTATGATAGCACAAATATCAAAACCGGCGGAGGCATTTCATCTAATAATTTAGACGGAGGTGCTGATATGTATCATAATTACGGATTTTCATATATTATATGGAAAAAAGCAAAATCAATATCTCTCGATTATGCAGTTGCACATAATAAAGACTATACAGACAACGCGAGGACGTGTTTTTATTACAGATAAATTTTAAAAAGGAGGCGGTAGTATGTCCGGACAGAGACAACCGATCGAGCTAGTGATCGCGAACGGAAGAAAAAACCTCACAAAGGCAGAGATCCAGGAGCGACTCGATAGTGAAGTAAAGCCGATAGACGAGAATATTATCGCGCCTCCGTACCTATCGAAGAGGCAGAGAGCGGAATTTGATAAGATAGCCGATCAGCTTATGAAACTCAAAATCATGGGAGAGACGGACGTAGACGCACTCGGGCGTTATATCATTTCAAAGGATCTCTATATTAAGATTTCTAAGCAAATTGGTAAGTCGTACGTCCTAAACGATCCCGTTCTCCTTGATAAGCATTTAAAAAACCAGGATCGACTGTTTAAACAGTGCCGATCAAGTGCGAACGACCTCGGATTGTCGATTTCGAGCCGGTGTAAATTAGTCGTCCCGGCGACTAAAGAGCCTCCGAAAAAGGTAAACAAGTTTAAAAAATTTGAAAAGGGCAAGGTAGCAAGTGAGTAACGGATACGCTCCTATTTACGACCGAGCTACCGAGTACGCGAGTAAGGTCGTTTCCGGGAAGATTGTAGCCGGAGAGTTACACATCTTAGCTTGTCAAAGACATATAAACGACCTAAAAAGACAGAGGACGAAAGACTTTCCTTACTACTACGATCCGGACAAGGCAAAAGAGGTTATCGACTACGCCGAAACGCTTACCATTGCAGAGGGAGACGCTCCTAAACCGGTAAAGCTGATTGATTCCCAGGCGTTCGACCTGGGAGTTACGTTCGGTTGGTTCAAGGTGTCGAATAATAAAAGACGTTTCCGCCGTCGTTATAAATGTATGGCAAGGCAGAACGGAAAAACGTTCGAAAATGGTATCATGGGAACCTATATCGCCGGATTTGGTGGATATAATTACGGTAAATTATTTACAGTCGCAACCAAAAAGAGACAAGCCCGGCTCGCCTGGGAAGAAATGAGTAAATTTATCAATGTCGATCCGGATTTGGGCGAATATTTCGATGTCAAAGATTATAAATCCGTTATCGAGGCGATCGAAACCTTATGCACGATCGAGGCTCTGTCAAAAGAGGCAGGACTTGACGACGGTTTCCGGTCGATATTCAGCTCGATTGATGAGTTGCACCAACATAAGGACCACAAAATATATAAGGCTCTTTACAACGGAACGAGGGCACTCCCGGAAACGCTTGTCTCTATGATTACGACCAGGGGCGACAAATTGAACTCGTTTTGTAAAGAAATGGACGACTACGCTATTAAAATCCTCCGCGGACTTGCTACCGCCGAGGATTTTTTTGTGGATATATATTGTTTAGATCCTACCGACGACATTTGGGATCCGAAAAATTGGGTTAAAGCGAATCCTTTTTTATGCACGGATCCGGAAAAGCTCGAGGTATTAAAGACCGACGCCCGAACCGCTAAGGATATGGGCGGAGCTGACCTTAGAGATTTCCTCACAAAGTCGCTCAATATGTGGGTTGAGAATACGGACGATCAGTTTATCAATTCCGAAAAGTGGCAAAAATGCGGATCAGATCGGACGCTTAAGGACTTTACCGGTCGTAAATGTTGGGTAGGACTTGACTTATCAAGCGGAGGAGACTTAACGACTATCGCTCTCGAGTTTCCACTCGAGGAAAACTCGAAAGATAAGTATTATTTTTACTCACATTCATTTATGCCGAGAGGACGTCTTGAGGAGCATATCGAGACGGATCTAGCTCCTTATGATTTGTGGGAGCAAATGGAGCTAATAACAGTAACCGGAGGATCCGGAGACTTTAAGAACGATTATAAGTTTATAATTAATCACTTAAAAGAGCTTAGAGACGAGTACGATCTCGAGTTTCTCGGAATCGGAATCGATCCTCACAACGCAGACGGTATTTTATCGGATCTCGAGGCGTTCGGTTGTCCGGTTGTTATCATAGTCCAATCATGCAAGAGCCTTAACGACGCGACGGTAGATATTCAGCTTTTAACTAAGAGCGAAAATATCGAGTACAACCGTCGAAATGAGCTTTTAACCTGGTCCTTTATTAACGCCTCAATCGTTCGAAATTCATTCGACGAGATCAAGGTCGATAAAAAGCCAGGACAAAGATTTAAACGTATCGATCCGGTCGACGCTTGCGTAGACGCTCACGCGGTTATGTTAAAGAATAAGACTAAGGAAGTAGTCGACGTACAATCAGAGCTCGACAAGTATCTCGAGGCTATGGGTTGGAAATCATCAAACAATAAAGGCGAATAACCTTTTTGTAATATTAAAAGTGGAGGATTAAAAAAATGGCTAATTATTTTAATCTTACACTCGATACGACGGCTCCGAGTGGGGTAACACTCGCTATAAACTCGGGGGCGGAATATACTACGTCGACAAGCGTATCCCTCGCGATTGCTTGCTCCGATACAGATAAAACCGGTTATCAAATGAAAATTTGGGGTATTTCCGGAAAAGAAACAGAAAACGACGCAACTTGGGAGACTTTCGCAAGCTCTAAAACGGTCGAATTACCTACCGGAGACGGTCTTAAAACGGTATACGTTAAGATCCGAGACGACGTTTATAACGAATCGACCTCGGTATCCGCTAGTATTACTCTTAATACCGCCGTACCTGGTGTCACTATTACCGGTCCGGACGTTACTAGAATCAGTAAAACCGCTCCGAAAGACGTTTGTACTTTCTCATTTATGAGCGATACCGCCTTTACAGAGTATAAAGTTAAGGTCGTTAGCTCAATCAATGCGCTACACGATAGCGGAGTCCTTATCGGTACTACCGGAGGATCAACCAATATGAGCGGATCCGGAGAGTACGAGGCTAATACGGCTATTAATTGTACGATTAACGGAGCAGATCTCGAGACGGCGAGCGCCGGAGACGGAGAAAAAATCGTTAAAGTTTTTGTTAAAACTCAATACGGTATTTGGTCTAATTAAGGGGGTGCTTAAATGAGTATCCCGGTTATTACGGTCTTATCTCAAGATAAGACGAAAATATCCGACGAGACCGATTACGATTTATGTACCGTAACTTTTAATTCCGACGTAAATCTCGATTGGTGGCAAGCGAGAGCGACTAAGACCGGGGTTACTCCTGGTCTTGGCGTCGGATTATTGGTTGAGTCGGGAGATATTCTTAAGGCTGATACGTCCGCGAGTATTTACGTCGAGGATAACGAGCTAACTAACGGAGACGGAGATTATATTATAACGGTTTACGGTCACTCGATAGACGGTTATTATTCCGACGGATCCGAGGAGTCTACGGTCGTAGTAAATATCGATAATCTATATACGAGCTATAAATGCACAATATCGGGCGATACGGTTGATTTTACAACTACCGAAAATACGGATATAAGCAAGCTCGCCTTTGGCTACTATTGGTATAACGATTGGACTTTAGTAGAAAGAGTATGGGGTACGTCCTCGATCGGTTGGTATGCTTTGCGTTTTACAAAAACGGCAGATTTTAACCGTGTTATCGTTGGATTTATGGCGGACAAAGAGGACGCCGGGGTTATTATTGATTTGTCCTCATTAACGGACGAAATCGATTATTTTATAACCTTTAATGTAAATACTTTAGAGCTAAATCATGCCGTTATGACAGATTTCGCAATCCTTAGAATTTTATAAGGAGGGCGGAATTATGATAAATAAACCGTGGTTAAGAATAGAGCTTTATACCGCTACTCCTTGCGAGTGTACCGAATATTTTAAAGTCTCAATACAAAAGATGACAAATTTAATTAATATAAGGGGGCGTCTAGTATTGAGCGATAGTTTTAATCTCGGTACTCGTATCGATATCCCGGAGGGTACGACTAGATATGTTAATATCGATTGTCTAAATCCAAACGGTACAGTTTTCGACCTATCCGGTTACACGATTGCCGTTAATATTTTATTTAACGACGGTACTTTAATCGAAAAAGAGTCCGAGATTTACGAGAATACAATTTCTTTCACAATAGCGCCGGAGGACACAATCGACAAGAAATCCGGAGGCTATGAGGTTAGGATTTATAAAGAAAAAACAATTTACCAGGTTATTAAGGGCGATATCGGGATACAATCCTCGATACGTCCTTTTTTATATGCGAATGAGGAGGTGTAGACATTGAAATTTCGAGAGCGAGTAAAGGTCGCTTTTAATGTCTTGAGTAATAAGAGCGTATCACAGAGGCAGACAATCGAAATGAATCATTTATTAGATTTTCTCGGTTTGTCGGATACGAAAGAGGACAATCTTTCAGAGGCTACTTATTTCGCTTGTCTTAAAGTATTGTCCGAGGCAATTGGAAAGCTACCTCTTAAACTGTTACAGTACAACGACCGGAACGGTACCAGGGTGGCGAGAGATCATGTTCTTTATGGCATTGTGGGAGATCGACCTAATAGGTATATGACCGCCTCGTCTTTTTGGAGTACGGTCGAATATAACCGTAACCATTATGGCAACGGTTACGTTTGGATCCAGGGCGGAGGATCTATTACGACATTATGGATTTTACCGAGCAATCAAGTAGAGATGTGGTACGACGACGCTTGTATATTAAGCAACGTCCCGGATATATTTTACCTTTATTCCTCCGGAGGAAAAGTCTACCGGTTAGGATCCGAGGAGGTTATACACGTCAAAAGCTCTAATAGCTTAGACGGTATCGTCGGTATTTCCGTCCAGGATCAGCTAAAACTTACTATCGGCGGTAATCTGAAAGCTCAAAACATGATAAACAAAATGTACGATAGTGGATTTACGGCAAAAGCGGTATTACAGTATACCGGATCTCTATCGGACGAAAACGCGAAAGCCTTTGTGAGAGGTATCGAAGATTATGCACAAGGAAAAATGAAAGACGCCGGAGTCGAGAATATTATCCCGATACCGCTAGGAGCGTCCTTGCAACCTCTCAACGTAAAACTTGCGGACAATCAATTTATAGAGGTCAAACAATATACATCTTTACAGATTGCGAGTGCGTTCGGTATTAAACCGTATCAGATAGGCGATTATACAAAATCCTCGTACGCAAGCGCAGAGGCTCAACAGCTTTCTTTTTATGTTGATACTTTGCTTTATATCGTCAAACAGTACGAGGAGGAGATCTCTTACAAGCTCTTAAGTCGTGAGGAGATTGTTAACGGCTATTATTTTAAATTTAATATCGACGTAATTCTTAGAGCGGATTTCGCCTCTAAGATTAACAGTCTATCGACCGCCGTTAATTCGTTCCTAATGACGCCAAACGAGGCGAGAGCAAAACTCGACCTGGAGAGTAAAGAGGGAGGAGATCGATTACTTGGAAACGGAGCTAGTATTCCGGTAGATTGTACCGGTAATCAGTACGGCGGAGAGAGTGATCCGGAGCCTAAAGAGGACGAAACGGTCGAGACTACTCCGGACGAGATTATCTCGATCGCTGAAAAGATCAGATCCGGGGCGATTACTTACGACCAGGCTATCGCAATTATCACGATAACCATAGGCTACGAGGATTCGGTAGCAAGGCAATTATTAGGAAATCCGGAAGATTACGAGCCGGAGCCGGTACCGGAGCAATTACAAGAACCGGAAGAAACTACAGAGACAACCGAGGAGGACATTACGACCGAGGAAGAATCGGGCGAAGATACCGCCGAGGATAACTCATAAATCTTTAAGAGAGGAGGAAAAAAAGTGGATAACGATATGAAAAAGGATATCGAGGACGGCGTTTTATTAAAATCCGCCGAGGTTTCAGTCCTGGACGTAAACGACGAGGATCTCAAAAAGATCAACAAATTTACATTGTCTCCGCTTAAAGCCGAGGAGGTTTTCGCTTTTAAGGTTGCTATGGGAGATAACGAGACAGACGACCGCAACGGCGAGCCTTTTAACCTTAACGCTCTTAAGGATCTCAAAAAGTTATACGTCGGCAAGACAGTAATTAAGGATCACAGACGGAGCGCAGATAACCAGGTTGCTAGAATCTACGACACCGAGCTTATTACAGAAACAAAGCTCACAAAAGCCGGAGAGCCTTTCACTACGTTGGTGGCTAAGTGCTACATGGTTAAGACGGCAAGTAATGAGGATCTCATTACAGAGATTAAAGCCGGTATCAAGAAAGAGGTTTCGACCGGGTGCCGTCCTAAGAGACTGATTTGTAATATTTGCGGAACGGATAACACGAAAACGTATTGTCCTCATTATCCCGGTCGTGAGTACGAAAAGGAAAACGGCAAAACGACTTGTCTTATGACGATCGACGGAGCGAAAGAGGCTTACGAGTTATCGTTCGTCGCGGTGCCGGCACAACCGAGAGCAGGGACTACTAAGCATTACCGCGTAGATCCGGATGAAAAGCCGGAAACCGAAAAAACGCCGGACGTACCGGAAAAAGATCCGGAAACTGAATCATTTGTTAATAAAGACCTAGAGATTAACGCTCGCGTTAAAGCCTCCGAGTCTTTTATTTTTGCAACCAAAAACGCCCATTTAGAGGAGGAAAACTAACTATGAATAAGAAAATGCGCGAATTACTCGCAAAAATTGAAACAAAAACCGCCGAGGCTAAGTCCTTTATGGTAGACGGCGAAAATAAGGACGTCGAAAAGGCTAACGCTATTCTCGACGAGGTGGACGCTTTAAAGGCTGAATTTGAGACAGAAAAGCGTCTCTATGAAATGGAAAAGGAAACGGGAACTCCTACTCCGGAGGCAATCCAGGAAAAGAAAACCCAGGAGGCTGAAAAGGATTCCATTAAACAGTTTGCAGAGGACGCCCGTAACGGCTTTAAGTCTAATAAGGCTATGAACGAGGGAACCGCTACCGACGGCGGTTATACCGTACCGGAGGATATTCAGACTCGTATCAATACCTACCGTGACTCTAAGACCTCTCTGTTACGCCTGGTAAGAGTAGAAAAGGTTACTACCAATAAGGGAGCTCGTACTTTCAAAAAGAGAAGTCAGCAGACCGGATTTACTAAGGTCGGCGAGGGCGGAAAGATCGGAGCTAAAAATACTCCGCAGTTCGAAAGAATTTCTTACGAGATCGAAAAGTACGCCGGTTATTTCCCGGTTACAAACGAACTGTTAGCAGATAGCGACGCTAATATCGCTAATACTCTTATCGAGTTTATCGGAGACGAGTCTCGCGTAACCGCTAATAAGTTGATTTTAGAGCAGATCGCAACCGTTCCGGAAACCGCTTTAACCGGTTTAGACGATATCAAGAAAACTCTTAACGTGACTTTAGGTCAGGCATTTAAGGCTACCTCTAAGATCGTAACCAACGACGACGGATTACAGTATCTCGATACTCTCAAAGATAACGACGGTGATTATCTGCTTTCTACCTCTCCTAGTGATCCTATGAGATTGGTATTATGCGCCGGCGCTACTACCGTACCGGTTGAGGTAATTCCTAACGCGGATTTACCTACCGTAGAAAACAAGATCCCTATGATTATCGGAGACCTTTACGAGGCTATCGTATATTGGGATCGTCAGCAGATGTCTATTATGGTATCCAATATCGCCCAGGTTGGCGAGCTTAACGCGTTCGAGGAAGATCTTACAATCTACCGCGCTATCGAGCGCGAGGACGTAACGACTCGCGATACCCAGGCGGTCGTTAACGGTTATATTTTGGTGGGGGAATAATTCCCGAGATATCTACGTTTAGCTTAATGTCGGAGGAGGATAATTCCTCCCCGGCCACCGGCTATACAGAGGACGAGCTTAACGCTATGACTAAAGATCAACTCCTAGTTATAGTCGGAGAGCTTGGTATCGAGGGTATTACGTCCAAGAACGTAAAAGCGGATATTATCCAGGCTATTCTTAACGCGTAGGAGGTGGAGTTATGCCGACGACAGAGGACGTATTAAGCTATCTCGGAATCGATTACGCGGACGAAATGGTTACTCGGAACGTCGAGCGAGCTATTAAAACCGCCGACGCCTACCTTAAGGGAGCGGTTGGAGAGAATTACCCGACCGATGATCCAAGGGTGAAAGAGTTATCTTTAATTTTTATCTCAGATCTCTACGATAATCGAGGGATGATCGAGAAAGTATCCGGTAATGTTAGGAGATTGGTAGACGATTTTATGTTACAACTCCGCCTAGAGTTAAGGAGGGGATCTAGTGACGTATGACAAGCCTATCATTATTCAAAAAGTAGACGAGGCGACGGAACAATGTACGAACCTTTTTCCTAAGCCTCTACACGCAAAAGTAAATAAGTCCGGCGGTTCTGAATACCTAGGAGCCGGAGCTAATCAATCGAAAGCGACTCTAATATTTGAGGTTAGATATTTCAAAGACTTAGAGGATATTAATTACGACCGAGGATCTTATCGGATCATTTATCGAGGTCGTATCTTTAATATCAAGGATTACGACGATTACCAGGAGTCGCACCGAACAATAAAACTATTGGGAGTGTCGATCAATGGGAATTAAAGTACAGGGATTAGCCGAGGCTATTAACCGGGAGTTAACAATTTACTCCCAGGATATAACCGACGCAATCAAAAAAGAGAGTCAAGATAGCGTTAAAAAATTAGTTAAAAAGACAAAGGAGACCGCTCCGGTCGGAAACCGAACTAAGCATTATCGAGACAATATCAGCTCGAGAAAGCTAGAGGAAACTGATAGGGGAGCTACTTATCAATGGTATGTCAAGGGATCCGATTACAGACTCTCGCATTTATTAGAAAACGGTCACGCTACAAGGAACGGAGGACGGACGAGAGCGACGCATTTTATAAAAAATGCTAGTGATCCTATCCTGGAGGAATATGAGAAAAGAGTGGAGGAGGTGTGTCGAAATGGTGGATAAGATATTGACTGGTGCCGGTTTTGTCAAAAACGAGACTTATAAAGAGACCAGGTTTCTAAAGCCTCCGAAAACGACATACGCAATCTATACCGACTCATACGATCGGCGAGGAGCGGACGGACTCAACCTTATAACAGACCACTATTTTACGATAGAGCTTTACGAATATTCTCCGGATCCGGAGGCTGAAAAGAGAATAGAGGATCAGTTAGACGACCTCGGGCTTGAGTATACAAAGCAAGAACGCTATTGGATCCAGGAAGAGCAACTCTATCAAGTTATTTACGAATTTAGTTATATTCAGAAAGGAGACTAAACATGGGTGCTAGTAAAAGAATTACATTAGGATCCGGTAAGTTGTATCTTACGACTTTCGACGGTACTTTACCGGAAACAGATACCATTTGCGTAGCCGATAACTTACTCGGCTATATCAAGGGAGGAGCTACTCTCGAGTATACTCCTACCTTTTACGAGGCAAAAGACGACCTTGGATATGTAGTTAAGACGATCATTACCGAGGAGGAGGCACTCCTTAAATCCGGTATCTTAACCTTTAACGGTAACACACTTGATAAACTGTGTGATACATCTCGCGTAACCGAGGACGCAGAGAAGAAAATTCGTATTGTCAAATTTGGAGGCGTTGGAAACGCTAAGAGAGCTAAATATGTGATTTGTTTCCACCACGAGGATCCGATCGACGGCGACATTTGGGTTATGATCGTCGGCAACAATCAGAGCGGTTTCTCTCTCGCATTCGCAAAAGACGCAGAGACAGTTATCGACGCAGAGTTTAAAGCTCTCGCCCAGGACGACGAGGGTACTCTTATCAAGTATATCGAAGAGGATAGCTCTATCGGAGTAACAAAAACGGCTGCTACCGGGGAGACCGAGGGAGTCGGCTGATCTGATAAGTAAATAAGTATTAAGACCGGGGGAGAGATCCTCCGGTCTTTTATTTAAAATTAGGAGGTTTAAAAATGGCTAAATCATTGGATTTTAACACATTACCGAAGAGATATTTAACTGTTACATTGGCAGACGAAAATAAGACAACTCTTATGATCGGTACACCTACTAAGCAGATTATGGACGATATGATCGTCTTGCAAAATCTCAAGGATAACGTAGACGTAGGCACCGAGGTTATGGACGAATTGTACGGAGCTTGCGCTCGTATTATGAACCGGAATAAGGGCGGTATACGAATCGAAAAAGAATTACTTGAGGAAATATTCGACTTTGAAGATATTCTAATCTTTTTCAACGCATACACAAATTTTATTAGTGAAATCAATCAATCAAAAAACTAAGCCTCCCCTACTATCAGACGAACGATAGCGAGGGGCATAAATACGAGATTTCTAGTTATTTCGAGCATTTGGTCGCAGAGTATACCGGCTTAAATATATTAGAAGTCCAGGACTTAGATTATTTTGATTATTTGCAATATAGACGGGACGCGTTTATTCACAATCTGAATCAGACGGAAAAAGGTAGAGAGTACCTGGACAACGCCTACAGATTAGAACAAACGGAACCCGACAAAAAATCGTTACGAGACCAGTTCGGAGAGGAGGGTTAACATTGGCGAGCAAAAATATCAGAGGTATTACAATCGAGATCGGAGGAGATACAACCAAACTCGGAAAAGCTCTCGAGGGTACCGAGAAACAAACGAGATCTCTACAAACAGAATTAAAATCGGTCGAAAAACTTTTAAAATTTGATCCGACTAATACTGATCTTTTAGCTCAAAAACAAAAACTCCTCGCCGATATGGTCGATGAAACGTCTAGCAAATTAGACATCTTAAAATCTGCTCAATCTCAAGTCGCTGCACAATTTGAGCGAGGCGAGATAGGAGCGGATCAATATCGAGCTTTTCAGCGTGAGATTATTCAAACCGAGCAGACTCTTAAAGATATGGAGAAAGAGCTCGAAAATGCGACTCGTAATCTTAATGAGTTCGGTGATAATAACGGAGTTGCAAAACAAAAGGCGGAGCGATTTGAGAAAGCTACCAGGGAGGCTAATGAGGCTCTCGAAGCGGAAAAGAAAGCCTTGCAAGATGCGAAAGAAGCGCAAAAAGACCATGAAAAAGCCGTCGCAGACGCTAAAAAAGAAGTAGAAGAGTTTGGCGATAAGGCGAAAGAAGCCGGTGAAAAGGTAGGAACCGGGATCCTCGCAATCGCTACCGCAGCCGGAGCCGGAGCCGGATACGCTCTTAATTTATCAACTGATTTTGACAAGGCTTTTAATACGTTACAGACCAGGACCGGAGCTACCGCCGAGGAAATGGAATATCTTAACGAGGCTATGGAGGGCGTATACGCTAATAACTTCGGAGATTCGATCGAGGACGTGGCTCAAAGTATGTCAATCGTCCAGGTCAATACAAAAGCCTCCACCGACGAGATTCAAAACTTGACAGAGAGAGCCTTGTTACTCCGAGACACATTCGATTTTGACATAAACGAGTCTACGAGATCCGCTAAAATGCTTATGGATCAGTTCGGCATATCCGGTGAGGAGGCTTATAACCTTATCGCTCAAGGCGCACAAGCCGGACTCGATAAAAACGGAGATCTTCTTGATACAATTAACGAATATTCCGTACATTTTGCACAATTAGGACTAAGCTCGGAGGATATGTTTAATATGCTCGTGAGCGGTGCCGAGAGTGGTACTTTCTCTGTAGATAAGTTAGGAGACACGATCAAAGAATTTGGAATCAGAGCGAAAGACGGTAGCGATAGCTCGAGGGAGGCTTTCGAGTATTTAGGTTATGACGCAGACGCACTATTTCAAATATTTAATGAGGGCGGACAAGAAGCTGCCGACATGACACAAATCATTATTGACGAATTAGCCTCTATGCCAGATAGCGTTGAGAAAACGACCGCCGGCGTCGCTTTATTCGGTACCATGTGGGAAGATCTCGGAGACGAGGGTATTAAAGCATTAAGCGAGCTAGACGGCGGTATTAGCACGACTAGCGACGCGCTCGAAAAAATGAACGAGCAAAAATACGACGATATCGGATCAGCTATACAAGGGTTAGGTCGTACATTGCAGACGGACGTAATCGAACCTATCGGAGAAGATTTAAAGCCGGTTGTAGAGGACGCGATCTCATACGTCCAGGAGAACGGACCGGCTATAAAAGACACATTAACCGGAGTCGCTAGTGCTATCGGCGATATGGTCGGTTGGTTAGTTGACAACGGAGATGTGGTGTTAGCTACGATAGTCGGAATAGGTACCGGTCTCTTAGTATGGAATGTCGCTAGTATGATAAGCGGAGTTGTTTCCGCAATTAAAGCTTATCAATTAGCGAATGAGGGAGCTACCGTCGCCCAGGCTTTATTTAATGCCGTGATGAACGCTAACCCGATTGTATTAATAGTTACCCTTATAGCTACGTTAGTCGCCGGAATTGTTACTTTTATCGCTACAAACGACGAGGCGAGAGCTAAGTTTGTGGAAATATGGGAAAAGATAAAAGAGGTTGCCGGAAATGTAGTAGAGGCGGTCGTCGGATTTTTCAAAGGCGTGGTCGACTTTTTCAAAAACAATTGGCATACTATATTGCTTTTCGTAGTAAATCCATTCGCCGGAGCGTTTAAGCTCTTATATGACAAATGTGAGGGATTTCGTGAGTTTATCGATAATCTCATATCTAACATAAAGGATTTTTTCTCGAATTTAGGTACTTCTATTTCTACCGGAGCGAGTGATCTTTGGACTAAAATAACCGGAATATTTGATAGTGTCGTTAGCTTTTTCAAAGATAATTGGCAGACGATACTTTTGTTTCTGATAAATCCGTTTGCAGGAGCGTTCAAGGTACTCTATGACAAATGCGAGGGTTTTCGGAATTTTGTCGACGGAGTCGTTACGGCGGTTAAAGACTTTTTTATAAATTTAGGTACGACAATCGTGGAAAAAGCCGTATCTTTTTGGAATAAAATCGTAGAGATTTTTACTCCGGTAGTAGAGTGGTTTACTTCCTTATTTTCGTCAATTCGAGACACCCTATCGAGCATAATCGAGGTTATAGTCGTGCTTGTGTCTGGCTGTTGGGAAATAATCAAAAAGGTTTTCGAGGTTGTATCTACCTGGTTCGAGGAAAATGTAATCACTCCGGTTAAAGAGTTCTTCACGGAATTATGGACTACTATCTCGACGCTAGCGTCCGAAGCATGGAACAAGATTAAAGAGATTTTTGCGGTCGTATCGACCTGGTTTACTGATAATGTAATTACTCCGGTTAAAGAGTTTTTCACGGAGTTGTGGGAATTTATCAAAACAGAAGCTACTAACGCATGGAATGGGATTGTAAGCGTATGGAACATTGTATCCGGTTGGTTTAATGATAACATTATATCTCCGGTAAAAAATTTCTTCACGGAGTTATGGGAGGCTATCCCGGTATTAGCGTCCAACGCGTGGAATGGGATAGTAAACATTTGGAATGTTGTATCCGGTTGGTTTAGAGATAAAATCGTTACTCCGGTTACAGATTTCTTTTCTGATATGTGGAATAAATTAAAGACCGGGGCGTCCAATGCCTGGAGCGGAATAAAATCCGTATTCTCAAAGGTGGCTACATTCTTTAAGGATACATTCCAAAAAGCCTGGCAAAAGGTCAAGGACGTATTCTCGACCGGAGGAAAGATTTTCGACGGAATTAAAGAGGGTATAGCCTCTGCTTTTACGAATACGGTAAACAAAATTATTCGAGGCATAAATAAAGTCGTTGCTATTCCGTTCGGAGCGATTAATAAGGCTCTCGATAAAATTCGAGAGGTTAATATTATGGGACTTTCTCCATTCAGCGCATTACCTAGCATTAGCGTTCCGAAGATTCCGGAGTTAGCTCTCGGAGGTATCCTTAAAAAAGGACAAATCGGATTATTAGAGGGCGACGGAGCCGAGGCGGTCGTACCGCTCGAAAAGAATACAGAGTGGACTAGGAACGTAGCTCGTCAAATGAGCGATTATCAGAATCAGCAAAATGAGGCTACCAATACCGCGTTACTTGGTAAATTGAATGATATCTATAACAGACTTGATAAATTAAATCAATCTATCGTGTTAGATACCGGCGTCCTGGTAGGAGAAACCATAAATCAGATAGATAGCAGGTTAGCCGTGAATTATAATTTGAGAGCGAGGGGAGTCTAATGAGAGAGGTCATATTTGACGAATACTATACCGGTACCGATTGGAATATGATCCTCAATCAGAGGACTATATCTCCTCCGGAACCTAAGACGAGTTATATTACCGTAGACGGACGAGACGGAGATCTTGATCTTTCCGAGACTTTAACCGGAGAGATTAAATATAATAACCGTACCGCCTCCTATTCTTTTTTACTTACCGAGGGGACGTATAGCGATAGAGAGGATCTTATATCTGAGATTATCGCAAAAGTACACGGTAAAAAATTAAATATCATAGATCCGGATCGTTCGGATCTTTTTTTATTAGGTCGCTGCAAAATAACGGAGCGATCTAATAACAAGGCTTACGGTACTCTAACAATTGAGGCAAATTGTGAGCCTTATTTCTATAGCAAAATTAACACGGTTAGGACTATTTCGGTTAGTTCGGAGACGGAAATCGTACTATATAACCAGGGCAATAAGACAGCTTGTCCGGAGATAACCGTAACCGGATCCATTACGATATCATACGACAATAAATCGGTAGCTTTATCGGACGGAACTTATAAGATATCGGACCTTAAGATAAAGAACGGTAATAATGTCTTTACTGTAGCCGGATCCGGAACCATTGTATTTACATATCGGGAGGGGTGGTTATAATGTATCGAATTTATGCAGACGATACCCTTATTTATGACAGCACTCTCGACGACTATATCATTACCAAAGGCAATATAACGAAAGAGGTAAACAAGTCCGGATCCTTTGTCTTTACTATGTACGAGGACAATCCGTTTTATAACACAATCCACAAGTTAAAGACGATCATAACGGTATTTAAGCGAGACTCTATTATCTTTAGAGGTAGAGTATTGAGCGAGGCGATCGGCTTTTATAACGACAAGACCTTTACTTGTGAAGGAGAGTTATCCTTTTTCCTGGACTCCGTACAAAGACCTTACAGTTTCTCCGGATCTCCGGCAGATCTGTTTACGCAATTTGTAAACAATCATAACGCCCAGGTCGACGAGGACAAGCAATTTATTATAGGTCAAATTACGGTCGTAGACGATAACGACTACATAACTCGAAGTAATAGCGGATACGAGGATACGCTTACAAATATTAATAACAAATTGATTAACACGCTCGGCGGTTATATTCATATATCCAGGAATACCGACGGAAAACCGGTAATAAATTGGTTTGCCGACTATCCATATCAGAGCGGACAAGTTATCGAATTTGGAGAAAACCTACTCGATTTTAAAAAAGAGAATAACGGCGAGGAGATAGCTACGGCGTTAATCCCTTTAGGAGCTAAGATCGAGAATGAAGATAGCGAGAGAGAGGAACGCGTTACCATTACAGACATAAACGGAGGACTTGATTATGTATTTAATCAAACTGCGGTAAATGCTTACGGTTGGATTTTTAAGGTTGAGACCTGGGACGACGTGACATTGCCGGAAAACCTCTTAAAAAAGGCTAACGCAAGGCTTAACGAGATTATTAACCAAAATATCACGATTGAGCTAACGGCGGTCGATCTGTCTCTTATGGATCAATCGATCGATAGTTTTACAATCGGAGATTATATCCAGATTATGAGTTTACCTCATAACATAGATGATAGATTATTACTTAAAAAACAATCTATAGACCTATTAAAGCCGGAAAACGACAAGATTACACTAGGTTATACGTATTCTACTTTTACCGATACAACTCTATCGAATAAGGAAAGCACGTCGACTATTACGCAAAGAATAGAGACGGTCGAGAGCAATTACGTTACTAACCAGGTCGTAACTGAAGAAATTGAATTACTAAAATCAACGATCAATCAAACGAGCGTATCCATATCGAGCGAGGTTTCGGCGGAATATGTTAGTAATGAGCAGCTAATTGCTGAGTTATCTACTTTGTATACGCAGCTTAATAATTCTTTCGAGTATCTTTTTACTACTCTAGAGAGTACCGTAAACAGTAACGACGCAGACGCTCGAAGAGAGTTTGCAGAGATTAAAATGTATATCCGGTTCGAGGACGGTAATATCATCCTGGGAGAGTCCGGAAACGAGTTAACGCTCAAGATTCAAAACGACCGAATCTCTTTTTACGAGGGATCGTCCGAGGTCGCTTATATCAGCAATAAAAAGCTCTATATTACCGATGCAGAGGTCTTGACCTCGATACGCGTTGGTAATTTTGCTTTTATTCCTAGAGCTAACGGCAATTTGAGCTTTAAAAAGGTAGGAGGTTAAGTTATGGCTACGAGCGACGCTTTATCAACGTCTAACCAATATGTCAAATATAAGATAACGGTTACACAGAATAGCCAAAACGTAACCGGGAATACGAGTAACGTTACGGTATCAGTTCGGTTTTACCGGACGAATACCGGATACACGACTTACGGATCTGGAACGGTATATTGTAAGATCAACGGAACGACTTATAGCGCGTCTGTAACATCAGACCAAAAGATCACGTCGAGCGGTATCGTATTGTTTACTAAGACCTTAGATATTCCACATAATGCGGACGGTACTAAGACATTAACTACTAGCGCGTGGATCTCTCTTAATACTCCGCTTACCTCAAGCGAGCAGAGTTATAGCCAGGCGCTAACGACGATAGCAAGAGCTACCACTCCTACGGTAAATGTCTCGAGCGTAGCGTTAGGATCCTCGGTTACTATATCAATGCCGAGAGCTAGCAGCTCTTTTACTCATACGCTTAAATATAGTTTCGGAGGATCATCCGGGACAATAGGATCCGGTTTAGGCACGTCGACGACCTGGACGGTACCGTTATCGCTTGCGAATTATATCCAAAATGCAACAAGCGGAGTCGTGACTATATCGTGTGAGACCTATAACGGATCGACTAAGATTGGCACTAAGACCGTAACCTTTACAGCGACTCTACCGTCTAGCTATGTACCGACGATTAGTAACGTATCAGTAACCGAGGAAGTTAGCGGAATCGCTACAAAATTCGGAGCATTTGTAAAAAATCAATCAAAGCTATCGGTCGTAGTGAGTGCTAGCGGATCTTATTCTAGCTCAATCGTTAGTTGTATCTCTAAGGTATGCGGAAAGACTTATAACGGAACGAGCTTTACGGTAGACGCGGTTAATCTTTGCGAGACGGTCAATATACAAACAACCGTTACCGATAGCAGAGGACGGACGGCAACCTATACAAAATCGATAACGGTACTCGATTACTCTCTACCGGAGATAACAAGGCTTAAAGCGTACAGGTGTAACCAGGACGGTACGGCGAACGATGAGGGAGAGTATCTAAATATAATCTATGCCTTTAATATTTCGCCGGTAAATAATCTGAACGATAAATCGTATACAATCGATTATAAGCTCGAGAGCGAATCATCTTATACGACTCTCGAGACCGGTAGCGTCTACTCGCAAGATACGAGTCTAATTACGGAAACGACATTCTCCGGAGACAATGCCTATAATATTAGACTAACAATCTCGGACTACTTTAGAACCGTGGAATATACGATAGACGTTTCGACCGCTTTTACGCTTATGGATTTTAACGCAAGCGGTAAAGGTATTGCATTCGGAAAGGTATCCGAGAAAACCTACGGACTAGAGATTTCGCTGCCTATGTACGACGGATCCGGGTTAAGCATTACGCACGGTGTAGCTATTTATTCCGGAACTGCAATCGATCCTAATACCTCTCTCGAGGAGCTGATTTTAACAGATCATAACAATGCTCCCGGTGGAGGTTTTTATTATATCCGGACTATGTTTTATCAAAGTAAAACCGAGTCGGGTAATCGTTCCCAGGTTGCTATCCCTTATAACCATACCGGAGGTATTTGGTACCGGTATTATTACAATGGCTCCTGGAGCTCCTGGACGCAAAGTGAAAAGGACACCGGTTGGATTGATTTATCAATCTCGAGCGGTTGGTCTTATCAATACGAAAGCGATAAACCACAATATCGAAAGATAGGTAATATCGTATATTTGCGAGGTTTGCTTAACGCTACGACAGACGCAAGCGGAATTATTGCGACGTTGCCTAGCGGATACAGACCTTTAGGATATTTTGTCCGGTTTACTTGTTCACTTAATCAAACGGACTACGCTAACGTCCAGGTCAATGCGGAGGGAGTTATTAACGATTCACAAAAGGGATCAAGCTCAAGGACGTTCTTATGTCTTTCTGGAATATCGTTCCCGGTATCTTAACAAAGGAGAAATCATCATGGAAAAATTTAAGGTAATGTTATCCGTTATAGGCGGAGCTTTAGCGGTTTTTAGTAAACAATACTGTTTAATATTAGTCTTTGTAAGCATAGCCGTAGTTATGGATTTTGTAACCGGAATCATTAAGGCAAAAGCGACCGGAGAAAAGTTATCTAGTAAAAAAGGGACGAAAGGTTTTTGGAAAAAGATCGCTCTTTTTGTAGCTCTGTTTTTCGGCTTTTTCCTAGACTATTTTATTCCGTTCGCTATGGAGTCTATCAATATTAAATTATCGATCGACTCGGCTATATTCGGGATGATTATAGGTTGCTATATCGTAATCAATGAATCTATTAGCATTTGTGAGAATCTGTACGCGTCTAATCCGGAGATCCTACCGAATTGGATTATTAAATTATTAGCGAGTGCTAAAGACCAGATTAATCACAAAGACCAAAAGGAGGATTAACTGTATGAGTAAAAAAGTGTTTATAGGAGTAGGTCACGGCGGAACGGATCCGGGAGCGGTTGGATATCTTAAAGAGGCAGACGTTAATTTAACTATGGCGACCGCGTGTAAAGATTATCTCGAGGCTAACGGTGTGACCGTTAAAATGAGCCGTACCAAAGACGAAAACGATCCGGTATCCAATGAGATTAAAGAGTGTAACGCGTTTGATCCGGATCTTGCGATCGACGTACATAACAACGCAGGAGGCGGAGACGGTTTTGAGGTAATCCATAGCATTAACGGAGGAGTCGGAAAAACTCTCGCTCAGAATATCGAGGCGGAGGTTAAGAAGATCGGGCAGAATAGCCGAGGTCTTAAAACTCGTAAAAACAGCTCCGGAAAAGATTATTTCGGATTTATTCGCTCGACAAAATGTCCGGCGGTTATTTGTGAGGGTGTATTTGTAGATAACGCCCAGGACGTAAAGATCGCGGATACGGCAGCAGAACAAAAAGCGTTTGGAGTGGCTTATGCCAAAGGTATCATTAAGACGTTAGACATTAAGCCAGGGGCAACAGTTGCCGCAGCTCCGACGACAAGCGAAAGCGCTACATCCGGAGAGTTTAAGGTCAAGGTCTCTCGGTCTGATTTGTGGATCCGTAAAGGACCTGGTACAAATTACGACAAGATCAAATTTATAAACCCTGGAGTTTACACAATCCAGGAGGTAAAGAGCGGAAAAGGATCCTCCGCCGGTTGGGGACGACTTAAGTCCGGCGTCGGTTGGATCTCGTTAGACTACGCTACGCGCGTCTAGCATACTCAAATTTACGACTTTTCGTTATGTGCTAACGAATTATCGGGAATGGTATAAAAATCGCTCTATGAGGCGCCTACGAGGTCAGAGAGGTATATAAGGCAAAAAGAAAAGGTCGAGGAGTAATTTCCTCGACCTCTTTTTTGGTTTATGCGTCTACCAATACCGCGAATAAGGATCCGTCTTTGCGTTCTCTCACTTCTACGAGTTTACCGGTTTCCTCTGATTCTCCTACCGAGTAGGTTACTCCTTCGATAACCGCGTCGTTATAACCTTTACTATACTCGTAAGGCTCGTTATCTGTTAATAATTCTAATAATCCATAACCATAAGTATCTGCTTTCATATCTTTGTACCGTTCCTTTCTTTGTAGTTCCTTATAAATATAATATACACCCATAGGGGTATACTGTCAATATATTTTTACAATTTTTTGAAAAAATTTTAGATTATTCTAAATTCTACAGATTGTAGATCTATTTTATATATTTCTCATATTTTTGTAATACAGAGTCGCTTATACCACTTTTATATATTTTTTGAATGTCAGTAATCGTTTCGTCTTTAAGAATTTCCAACCATTCAATAAGATCTTTTCTATTGTAGGCAAAATTACAATTTTTACCGCCCGAGTATTCAATTTTATAGATCATAAAGTTACCTCCTATAGTTCTAGCAGATCATCCATTTTACAGTTTAGCGCCTTGGCTATCTTGTAAAGCGTAATCCCTTGTGCCTTGTTTATATCCTTTACGCCTTGCTCGTAATGTTGGATCATTCGGATACTTACTCCGGAGATCTCGGCTAGTTTATTTTGAGAGAGACCGGACTCCTCTCTAAGTCTTTTTAAGTTACTCATATCTTTACGCTCCTTTTATAAATTACCTGGAGATTAACAGCTCCCGGCTGCGGTTATTGTTTATTTATGCGACTTCTCTAATCGCTCTTAATACGGGTGCCATCGAATAGGATCCGTATGGTTTAACGTATTCGCCGTCATTGTCAATTTTAATTCTGCAAGAATATGTTTTATCGCCTTCCTGTAATTTAACTGTTTTAGCTGTACGACCAACAACTTTAATTGGTGTTACTAAATCAGCGTCACCGATCCATTTCATGTTATAAGTTTTTCCGATTTCAAAATTTTTCATAATTTTGTACCTCCAAAAAGTTTTTATTATGTGTTCCTTATAGTTATAATATACACCTATGGGTGTATAATGTCAATATATATTTTTGAATTTTCTAAAAATTTTTATATAATAAAAAGAGACGGAGTTAACCGCCTCTTTTTGTAACGCATTATGATAACAGTTATTAACATGATTGTTATTGTAGGGCGTTAAGGATATTATTTTAAAAACCTTGATATATCAAGGTTTATGCGAAAGTCCAATATATAGTGACGTCCTTTCCGTCTATTTCTATTTTATCAATTAACGAGGCAATTATTGATCGAACATCTTCAAGGATACCATTCTTTAACGTATCGTCGAACACAGAGGCGAGGTCTAAAATTTCGTCGTCGGATATAACGTCGGTGTTGTCTAAATCATTCATCAAATTATCAAGTTCAAATTCCAGGGCGCTACGTCGATCAATTAAAGGGTCTATCTTAGCGTCTACATCTGTCAGAGATAACTTTTTGATAGCGTATAAATCCATATAACTCGATATCTGTTCGCTTAGATCGTGAATTTCTTTTCGTATAATCTCGATTTTAGCTTTATCATTTTGTCCGGTGTCAGATAATCTAATCTCCTGGATATAGTTAGGATCTAATTTTAATTTGCGGATCTCGCCGAAAATGATATCCTCCAGGTCTTTCACGTTATATTTATCATTTTTGCAGTTTGGATCCTTTATCAATTTAGCTTGTTTTTTACTTCGAGAATTGCAGATATATTGTTCCGTTTTAGTTCCGTCCACTTTAGGTTTCCATTTAATTAGTTGATATTTGGCACCGCACCGGGAGCAATAGATAAATCCTCCGAGAGGTGTACTCGCTTTATTCGTTCCGGACCAACTAGCCCGTTGCTTTCGTAGTAACGTTTGAGCTTTCTCGAAAGTGGATAGGTCTATGATAGGCTCGTGATTGCCTGGATACCATTTGTTATCGAATTTGACCTCTCCGATATAATGTCGGTTTTTTAAGATTCGGCCAATCGTAAGATCGTTCCATTCTCCGTACTGATGTATTAAGCCTTGATTATTCATTTTTGAAGCGATAGTCTTTTTTGGCGTACCCTCATTAAATAGTCTAAACACCTCATTAACTAACATTTTGCCATATTCGTTGATGGTAAGCTCTCCGGTTACTTTGTTATAATCGTATCCGATCAAGATAGCTCCGTTACCGGTGTATAATCCTTTTTTAGCTCGTCCCTCTCGTCCCATGGTTAGACGCTCTTTTATTTGTTCTCGCTCAAGTTGAGCGAATACCGCCAGGATTCCGATCATAGCACGACCGAACGGCGTAGCCGTATCGAAGTTTTCGGACATTGACACGAAATCGGTAGAATTTTTTAAGAATATGTCCTCAATCAAATATAGAGTATCTTTTTGAGATCGACTTAGACGGTCTAATTTATAAACTACGACTTTATCGATCTTACCGGATTTTATATCTTGTATCATTTCCTTAAGCCCTGGTCGTTCTAGTTTTGCTCCGGAATATCCTGGATCCGTATACACATTTACTACAGTCCAACACATAGCCTCGCAATATAACTCTAATCGTTCGGTTTGTTCTCCGATTGAGTAACCCTCTTTCGCTTGCTCTTGAGTAGACACCCTCACATATAAAGCCACTCTAATATTTTTCATTTTTCAAAACTCCCTTTTTTATCCCGGGAGGTATGCTATTATATAGTTGTATGGTTATATAAGTCCTCCGGGATTTATATATATTTGATCCGTCTCCCAGGAGGCGGATTTTTTACTGTCATAACAAAATAACAAAAAAATCTCTAACTCCTTATATATTTTATTTTTTTCTCTTATATATTATATATTATATTATTTTCTATTAAGTTAATAAAAAAATAATAATTATGTTATATAAGAGGTAAAAACCAAGTAAAATCAATGGTTTAGGCCATAACAAAAACCATAACAAAATCATTTTCGGTTTTGTTATTTTTCGAGTTTTTGTTATGCTCATAAAATTAAAGAGCTAACGAAGAAAACAGTTTTTTTGTTAAAAAGCACTTTTTGTTATGGTTTTTGTTATGGTTTTTGTTATGGTTTAATTTTTATTTTTTGCCATTTGCTCGCCGATCTCTATCGCATTAACGAGCGAATTTATGCTCTGACGCTTTGCCGGTTTACCGTCGATAGTAAGTCCTCCGGTATACTCTAAATGGTTTTTTACGTCGTCTAATATTTCGGATATGTCGGTCAGCTCTGATTTTGTTTTGTGCTTATAAACCGGTGTAATTCTACCCTCTGCCAATTCGTCAACGCTTATTCCTAATACCTTACATATCTTTATTACAATCGATAAACTTGAATTTTCAATCCCTCTAGTCAGCATACTAGCTACGGTCGAATAACTCATGTCTACGGCTAGAGTAAACTCGCGTAAACTACTATATCGATCTAAGATGTACTCTTTTAATTTATCCTCTGTAGTCATAACGTCTCACCTCCTAAGCTATATATTATATTAAAGTTAACGATATTTCAATAATCATTATCGAAATATCGTTAATAATTTTAGATAAATCAAAAAAGAAAAAGTTATTTTACAAGATAAAATTTTAATATAAATCTTTATTTTATGCGGTTTTCTTTATGATTTGTTTATATAGATTATGGGAAATATAAAATACTTTTCAAATTGTTTAAATTTATTGTTGACAAGTTTAAAATTGCGTTTATAATGGGCATTAGTTAACGCGTACGCGATAACAGGTTTACGATAATGCGAAAATTTGTGAAAAATGTCACAATTTGGAAAGGAGGAGGATCAATGTATCCGAACGTAAAAGCAGAAATAGCGAGAAAGGGGATTACCTTAGAAGTAATAGCTAAGGCTCTCGGTATCACTTTGACGACGCTGTCATTAAAAATGAACGGAAAATATCAGTTTACGCTTAAAGAGGCTAAGAAGATTAAGAACGTTTTAGGCGTAGACATTCCGCTCGAGGTTTTATTCGAGGAGGCGAGCTAATGGTATACCATGTCTTAGCAGACGGATCCAGGACGACCGATATTACCGGCTATGTGGTTAAAAAGGAATACGCCGGATCCGTTTACGAACTAATGGCAAGGATAAGCAAGAAAGGACAAAAGAGACGGAAGAGTGAAAAAAAGAATAGTTAACGGATTTTTTAAATCATTATTTTTATTCGGAGCAATCTTAATGATAGGATCGGTAGGATCGTCAGAGCTTGCCTTGATTACTCTTAAAGAGTACGCGATCAGATGTACGATCGGATTGATACTATCGTTTATAGGATTTGCCGGACTAAGAAAGAGAGGTGTCTTATGATAGGTTTAAAAGTCAGAGTTAAGGATAAGGTCGGCACGGTATCAAATACATATAAAACGCCTTGCGGTTCAAAGGTTTGCATAATCGACCTGGAGAACGGAGAAAAGATAAAGGCTTTCGAGGACGACGTCGAGATCGTAAAGGACGAGCCGGAGAAACCGGTCGGAGAAAAAGAGATTACTATAAATATGAACGATTTTGCCGAAGCGGTAGCAAAAAGCACGATTAAAGCTTGCAAAGGTGATTATACTATGGGATTGTTATATGTTAACTTCGGATCTTTAGTTGGACAATTACTTTTCAAAGAGGAGAAGAATGATTAAGTTATACCGGCACCAGGAGATAGCACTCTCTTATATGAGGAGTAATAACTTTTTTGCTCTGTTTATGGAACAAGGTACCGGAAAGACGATCCCGAGCTTATGTCGGATCCTGGACTTATTAAAGAGCGGAAAGATAGAGACGGCATTAGTCGTAGCTCCGAAATCTGCTTTAGGCGCCTGGGAGAGAGATATCGAGCTTTTTAATGAGTTAGACCTGGATATCCTCCGGGAGTCTATTGCTCTCATAAATTACGACAAGGTTTGGAGAGGTGGAGATAACTCGCCATACTATCGCAAGTATGGAGCTATCATCTTAGACGAGGCTCATTTGATTAAAAACCGGACAAGTCAGAGATCAAAGTTTTTACTCAAGATCGCTGCCATGAGCGACTATCGGTATATCCTAACCGGTACACCAATCGGAAACGGACAGTTGGAAAATATATGGTCGTTATATTGCTTTTTGGATCCGTATCTCGAAAGAGGTCGAGTTTATTCAAATATCTTTAGACGATACATGAAAGAGAACGCCTCCGGAGAATACAAAGGCTCATATATAGAGTTTGAAAAACGGTACTGTATATTGAATATGTATCATAAGCCTAGCTCCTACATAAACGTAAAAGAATTACAAACTATCATTAACGAGCATAGTTACCGGGTTAAAAAAGTCGATTGCCTGGATCTTCCGGACAAGCTACCGGACGAGATCGTCAGAGTCGAGCTTAAGGAAAAAGCTCTTTATAAGAGACTAGCAACCGAGAGCGCGTTATTAGAATATGAGATATTAGCGGAGAATCCACTCTCGAGAATGATTAAGCTCCGGCAATTAGCAAGCGGTCACATTAAGACAGAGGACGGGATTATCGAGGTAAAGTGTGAAAAGCTCGAGATATTAAAAGAATTGATCGAGGGATACGAGGACGATAAAAAGCTCGTTATATTTGCGGAGTTTAAGTATTCGATCAAGAAAATCGATGAGCTACTATCTAAGCTCGAGATAAACTATATCACGTTAGACGGAGATCAATCAAATAAAACGATTTGGAGAGAGTTTCAAACGGATCCTAAAATCCGAGTTATCGTTTGTCAGTATCAGACGGCGAGTGCCGGTATTGATCTTTTTTCGAGTGATACAATCATCTACTATGAGCCGACATTAAGGTCTAATATCTTGGAGCAAAGCCGAGATCGTATACATAGGACCGGGCAAAAAAACAAATGTTCATATATTCACTTACTTACTAAGGGAACGATAGAGGAGCATATCTATAAAGCGTTATCCGGATATAGTGATTTCTCCGCGAAACTATTTGTCGAATACATGAACGACTACCGGAGGAGTTACACAAAGTAATTTTTTTTTAACCTAAGTTAACGCAATTTCGATAACAGATTAACGAGGAGGCGATAAATTGAATCCGTTAGAAATTATAGGAGATAAACAAGTTACATTAACGATAGCCGATTCAATGATTATTACTAACAATAAGATCAATAACCCATTATACGACTCGATCCAATGCTCCATAAGCGGAGGATCCGATAGCGATATTATGCTAGATATTTGTGATAAGTTCGACAAAGATAAAAAAATCCGATATGTCTTTTTCGATACCGGTATCGAGTACCAAGCTACAAAAGATCATCTTGATTATTTGGAAAAAAAATATGGTATTACAATCGAACGAGTTAAAGCATATTGTCCGGTTCCGTTAGCGTGTAAAAAAAACGGTTTACCTTTTTTAAGTAAAAAAATATCAGACTATATAGGTCGATTACAACGGCACGGTTTTAAATGGGAAGATGAACCATTCGACGTATTATATAAACGCTACCCTAAATGTAAAAGTGCCTTGCGTTGGTGGTGTAACGAATGGGGGGAGAATAGTTCGTTTAATATTTCGAAACACAAATATTTAAAAGAATTTTTAATTGCAAATCCTCCAAATTTCGATATATCAGCGGAGTGTTGTAACGGAGCAAAAAAGAAAACGGCGAAAATGCACGACAAAGAAAATAATTTCGACGCGGTATTTATAGGAGTTAGACAATCTGAGGGAGGAGCGAGAACCACAATCTATAAAAATTGTTTTACTCCAGGGGATAATCACGATAATTATAGACCGTTGTTTTGGTATACGGATCAAGATAAAAAGGTTTATGAGGATTGTTTCGACGTTACGCATAGTAAATGTTATACGGAGTACGGTCTTATCCGTACGGGTTGCGCAGGTTGTCCGTTCGGTAGTCGTTTCGAGGAAGAGCTTAAAATTATCGAAAAGTATGAGCCTAAACTCTTTAAGGCGGTTAATAATATTTTCGGTAAATCATACGAGTATACACGAAAATATCGAGAGTTTAAGAAAACATATAAACCGATCGAGGAGGCGATAAGATGAAAAAACGGTGTACCGTGTGCGGTTGCATCATGGACGCGGATCACGAGGGCGATATTTGCGAGGTCTGTCTTGACGATATGACAGAGAGTAACGACCTTGAGGATCAGCTTGCTATATTACTCAAAGATAAGGAGGTTTAGACTTGAATGTTTTAAGTTTATTCGACGGCATTTCGACCGGATATTTAGCTTTACAAAGAGCCGGGATAAAATTTGACAACTATTTTTCGAGCGAAATAGCTCCCGATCCTATTAAGATATCGGAAAAGCATTTCCCGGATATAATTCGACTCGGAGACGTTACGAAAGTACACGCGAGCGAATTACCTAAGATCGATTTACTTATCGGCGGTAGTCCTTGTCAGGGATTCAGCAGAGCCGGTAAATGTCTCAATTTAGACGATCCAAGGTCAAAGCTAGTTTTCGAATATGTGAGGATATTAGAAGAAATATATCGTATAAATCCGGACGTTAAGTTTTTACTTGAAAATGTAAAGATGAAACATGAATGGGCGAGAGTAATATCGGACGAGTTGGGAATCGAGCCTATCGAAGTAAATAGTAAACTATTATCCGCTCAAAATCGACTGAGAATGTATTGGACTAATATACCGGTTTTGCCGTTCGATATTACGGATCCTCCGCTATCTTCTATATTGGAGGACGTTGATACCAATGGATTCATTGAAAAGGACGGTATTTTATTTGATCCGACTATATCAGAGGCGTCTCGAAACCTGGTGTCGGTTGTAAATGGAGAGATTAGGATAAAACAGTCTACCATATTAGGCTATATAGTCCCGGAAGATTACGACGGTATTAACCTTGATTTTCCTACTTCACAAAGTAGACGAGGAAGAGTTATAAGACGAAAGTCGCCGACACTTACAAGTGTTCAAAATACTACCGGAGTATATTACAGAGGGATATTTAGACCTTATACGATTACCGAAATGGAAAGATTACAAACATTACCGGACGGATATACCGAGGGAGTTAGTCTATCAGCAAGAAAAGAGGCGATCGGTAACGGCTGGACTACCGACGTAATCGCTCATTTTTTCAGAGGACTAAGAGTATGAAAATCCATATCTACGATATCGAGGTCCTAAAATACGATTGGCTCGTAGTAGCTAAGAATATCGAGACTAAAACCTATACCGTAATCCATAACGACAACTACCATTTGCGAGCGTTTCTCGAGCAACCGGATATCGTACTCGGAGGATTTAATAATAAGCATTATGACGATTATGTCGTCCAAACAATGTATAACGGCGGATCTAACGTAGAGGTTAAAAAACATAACGATTGGATTATCCAGGATAAAAAAGAGCCGTGGAAGTTTCCATTTAATCAATACAAAAAAAAGCCTTTTAAGTCGTTCGATTTACGAGACGATATCGCCGACGACGCTATTAGCCTTAAGGCGATCGAGGGTAATCTTAAGCTCCCTATCGTAGAGAGTAGCGTACCGTTTGATATAGACCGACCTCTTACGCCGGAGGAGCTCGAGGAGGTTATCAAGTATTGTAAGACCGACGTAGACTCGACCGAGAGACTCTTTTACGAGCGTAAAGAGGATTATATCGACGCTAAGTTAATGGTCGGAGATATGTACGGCGTACCGCCAGAGGAGGCTATCGGGTTAACCAATGCCAAGTTATCCGCGAGAGTCCTCGAGGCTAATTATGTAGAGCGTCACGACGAGAGGGATTACGTTATCCCGGATAACATAGACGCTGATATTATTCCTAAAGTTATACTTGATTTCTTTTTACAGATCCGAGACAAGAGTATCCCGGACGCTAAATTATTCGGAGCCGGTAAAGGTTCTAAGGGAATGACGCTAGACGTTATCTTTAAGACTTCTCGCGGAGAGTGTCCGGTAACATACGCCTGGGGCGGATTACACGGCGCTAAACCTTGCGTCACGGTTGAGGAGACCGAGGATCGAGCGTTAGAAAACCAGGACGTCGGATCTCTTTATCCTAATTCTATGATTAATTTCGGGTATTGCTCTCGAAGTATGAAAGATCCGGAGGCGTACGTTAAGCTCGTTAAAAAGCGTCTCGGCTATAAACACGCCGGCGATAAAGTAAGAGCTAACGCGCTTAAGCTCGTAGTTAATACAGTTTACGGAGCTATGCTTAATCTTTATAACGATCTTGCGGATCGTTGGGCGGGGCGTAGCGTATGTATATCCAATCAATTAGCAATGACGGTCTTAATCGTTCAGCTCGGTAAGGCTTGCGAGTCTATCGATTTCGTTAACATAAATACCGACGGTATCATGTATACGATTGATAAGAACGAGGTCGAGTTAGCGGATCAGATTGTCGCTACCTGGTGCGAGATAACCGGTTTTGAAATGGAAAAGGATAAATTTATTAAGGTCATACAAAAAGACGTTAATAATTATATCGGTATTAAGCCGGACGGATCGATTAAGAGTAAAGGCGGTTACGTCTTACTCTATAAAGGCGGTAATTTTAAGACTAATAGCCTCTCGATCATTCATAAGGCTATCGTTGAAAATTTGGTTAACGGAGTAAAGCCGGAGAAAACGATTCGAGAGTGTAAAGACATTTTCGCTTTTCAACAAATTATTAAGACCGGCGGTACCTATGAGGGATCTTATCATCATATAGGCGGCAATTTAATTAAAATACAAAAGGTTAACCGGATATATGCCGTTAAGAATCCGAAATACGGACAGATAGTAAAAGGTAAATGGATAACAGAAAAGCGCAAAAAGGACAAGGCTACCGGGAAAATGATAAGCGAGCCGGTAGATCCTCCGGTATGGCAAGAATCAGTTATTCCCGAGTGTCCGGTTCATTCTTTTTGTGATAATGAGAACGTCCTAACCGTGGACGATCTCGACTTAAACTACTATATCGATATGGCAAAAAAGCGTATTGATAAGTATATATATATCGATCCTAAGATCGAGAAAAAAATAAAAAATATAAAGGAGGTCGTAAACATTATGGCGACAAAAAAAGACGTGCCGGTAGTTAGTGATCCGGCAGAAATTGAGGTTAGAGCTTTAAATGTGTATCAAAAGTTAGCGGTAGCGAGAGGAAAGTTCCTTGAGGTACCAAAGAAAAAGAGCGGTATCAACCGATACGCCGGATTTAAGTATTTCGAACTTGAGGATATCGTCCCGGTTGCAACCGATATATTCTCGAAATTAGGACTTGCTCTAATTGAGTCGATTACGTTCGAGGAGGCGTCCGCTACCCTTGTAAACGTGGATAACCCGGAAGATCGTATCGTATTTTATGCACCGGCGAAAGATTGCAATATCGAGGACGGTACAAAGATGAGCGCAATTCAAGGGTTAGGAGCTTATATCACATATCAAAGACGATACTTATACGGGTTAGTATTGGATATCGTCGAGGCGGATCCCGTAAATGCGGTAATTGATAAGCCGGATACGGAAGATAAAAAAGCTCATAAATCCAACAAACCGGCGTCTCCGGAAGAAAGAGAAGATGTCAAAAAAGAACTAATCGACGAGGGCGGTAATGCTACCGACACTCAGGTCAAGAGCATTAAAAACGGACTTAAGAAATTAAGAGACAAAGCGGACAGTTACGAGCCTTATATTAAAGATATTATCGGCAGAATGAAAGCAGGCATACAAAAATCAGAGGCAGAGGACATCTTAATCGAAATCGGCAAAAAGATTGAAGAATAATAGTTGAAATAAGTCTCGATCCGAGTAACAAGGCACCGGTACCGTAATCGTGAGGGTATCATGCGACAGAGGACGAGGACTTCGGGAGCCGGTCGAGATTTATATAGATTATATTTTTTTGTTTGAGTTTACGCAATTTCGTAAATAATTTACGAAAAAATGAAAATAGGAGGTATATATGAGTATTGAGAAAGCTTTAAATTTGCACGTCAAATGGCTAAAGGATGAACCGGACGGAGTACGCGCTAACCTTAGTAAAGCTAACCTTAGTAAAGCTGACCTTAGGTACGCTAACCTTAGGTACGCTAACCTTAGTAACGCTAACCTTAGTAAAGCTGACCTTAGGTACGCTAACCTTAGTAACGCTGACCTTAGTAACGCTGACCTTAGTAACGCTGACCTTAGTAACGCTGACCTTAGTAACGCTGACCT